GGGCAACGACTACAAATTTATCGATAAAACCGCCTGGGAAATGTTCCAAGTTGGCGGCACGGATATACTGGTGCACAAATATATAGGACCTGCTGCTGCAGCTTCTGGAAATACACCTAGCACTCCAGAATATACAGGTGGCGATAATCCTTTTAATATTCAAGATCTACTGTTCTTAGAAAACAGAGATCGCAAATATGATCCTGATGTCTACGTATTAAGAGGCGTGTATAATCTATCAGATATAGATTTTAATCTCAGTCAGTTTGGTTTGTTTTTACAAAATGATACTATCTTTATGACATTCCATATCACTGATACTGTGGAAAAACTTGGCAGAAAAATTATAGCAGGTGATGTTATTGAACTACCACACCTAAAAGACGAATATGCTCTTAACGATTTAAACTATGCTCTAAAAAGATTTTATGTGATAGAAGAAGTAAGCAGAGCCGCAGAGGGATTTTCAGTAACTTGGTATCCACATTTATATCGTGCCAAATGTAAGCCGCTGGTAGACAGTCAAGAATACAAACAGATACTAGATGGAATCGCCAACAGTGACGCAGACAAAGGCACATATAACTCAGCAATTACCTATTATCCGGGCGACATTGTTACAGGACCCGATGGTAAGAAATATGAGGTCGTTCAAGAAGTTACAGGTATTGCACCTCCTAACACTACCTACTATCAATTAGCAGACAGTCTAAGAGATATTGTATCTACATATAATCGAGAGATGCAGATTACTCAGGCAGTGCTAAATCAAGCCGAAGCTGATGCTCCTAAGAGTGGATATGACACTAGTAAGTTCTATACTCTTCAGCGAGACAGCGAAACGGGTAGAGCAGAGTTAGTCACTGTAGACAATGATGTTGTCGCTGAATATAGTGTGGATCGCCAAACACAGGCCACCGATGTAGATGGAAATTTATTATTTGATGAAAATAACGATCCTATATATGTTGGCATCAATGCAGCTACTATGTTACAGACTGCAGATGGTAAAGGATATGATGGGTATCTAACTGAAGACGGTATACCGCCCAATGGTGCTCCGTTTACTGCAGGCATTGCATTCCCAATAAATCCAGTAGAGGGACAATTTGCTCTGCGTAAAGATTATCTACCACACAGACTGTTTAGATTCAACGGCAGTCGTTGGGTTAAGTTTGAGGACAATGTGCGTATGACCATGAACAATCTCGGCAGTGAAAATGTTGGTCAAGGCGATTTGTTCGAAGGTAAAGAAATTCGACAGACACAAAAAACAACGTTCATTAATAATATCACAACTAACGAAATTGACGGACACACCGTCAAAGAAAAACAGGGCCTATCAAAGGCTCTTAGACCACAGGCGGATGAATAATGGATTGGTTTTATGACGGACAAATAAGAAGATACGTCACGCAGTTTATGCGTGTGTTCATAGGGTTTCAGTACAAGGCCGGAGACGGCACACTGTCTACTGTGCCTGTGCTATATGGCGACATGACCAGACAAGTGGCAGCTATCATTAAAGAAAACTCAGAAAACAAAATGCCCACGGTTCCAAGAATAGCCTGTTATATTTCTGGTCTAGAAATGGCCACTGACCGTTTGTCAGATCCAACCTTTGTCAGTAAGGTACACATCAGAGAACGTAGGTACACAGATGCTGGAGGTACTAGAGAGTATCAAAACGTTCAAGGCGGTAACTACACAGTTGAACGACTAATGCCCACTCCTTATAAGTTGACTATGAAGGCAGACCTATGGACTTCAAATACTGACCAAAAATTACAATTGTTTGAGCAGATCGCGGTGCTGTTCACACCAAGTTTAGAATTACAAACAACTGACAACTACATAGATTGGACTAGCCTTAGTACCATGTACTTGACTTCTACTAATTTTAGCAGCAGAACAATTCCTGCAGGTGCCGAATCAGAAATTGATATTTGTACCATGGAGTTTGAAATGCCGGTATGGATTAGTCCACCAGCTAAGGTTAAAAAATTAGGTATCGTACAATCAGTGATCTCAAATGTGTTTACAGAAAGCGGAGACATTGTAGGTCTTGATGATCTTGTGTTTAATAGATCTGTCGGAAGTTTTGGTACAACTACGAATCGATATCGAGTATTATTGTTTAAATCTAACACAGGCAACCTATCAGATCATCAATATGATCTTACACTGGTAAATCCGGTACATGCTGTGTTAGCACTAGGATTAGATCAGAAAGAATACGCCAATGGTGAACCAGTTGAGTGGCAGGCTATCTTGGAACTACAAGGCGGATATACCCCAGGCAGTGAAATATGGTTTAAAAAATCCGATGGCACAGAAATACTAGGTACATTTGTAGTCAACCCTTTGGATGGTACTGTATTAACAGTGACCTTAGATGCTGATACATATCCAGGTAATGATGATATTACGGGCTCGACAGAAACCAGAGGTACAGTAGATGCTATTATCAATCCTTACAAATACAATCCTTTAGAAGTCTATGGCAGTCATGCCGGTATTCCTGTAGGAGTTAGATTTTTAATGCTAGACGATGTCAACAACAGTAAAAATCGTGATGGATTTATAGAATATCCTAGCAATCCTGCAGATAGCACCAATGTCCCATATAGAGGTCCGCAGGCTTGGCGCGAGCCTAGCAACGACGATAGCTCTTGGGTTAATCAAGATGGCACTGATCCTGTGATTGCAGCCAACTCTATCATAGAGTGGACTGGCAGTCAATGGAGTACTATCTGGGATCCTGCAGAAGCGGATGCTAACATAGTAATCCAAAATATTCGCACTGGTATCAAATACAAGTGGGACGGAGAGCAGTGGCTCAAGGCATTTGAAGGCGAATACGGCCCAGGAGATTGGAACTTCAAACTAGTCTAAGCTAAGTATGTGCATGCAACAGCGTGCCGGATTATTATTTTTAGCCAAAACTACAGGTAGGATATTGTTAATCTTAGAAGATTCTAAGTGGACTGTGCCTACATTCGCAAGATCTGGACCGTTGTTAGAAGATGCCCGTGTACTGTTAGACAGCTACTGTCAAGGTCGGATATTACCTATCGAATTATACCTATCAGAAGATCGAGGCTTTGAATACGGCACTTATGTCTGTCTAGTTGACAATGAATTTTTAACTACTGCATCATCTACAATATGTTGGGCCGATTTAGATCATCTGCCTAAACAATTACACACAGGGTTAAAAATTACATTAAATAACGCTATTATTAGAACTAAAATTGATACCATAATGGAGTTAGAACACAATGCTTCAACATACTGAAAGATTTAAAAACGATCTTGCTCGATATAACGATGCTATAGATAAAATTGTCAACGAGCAGGAAAAATTAGCGGCAAAAAAATTACTCAACGACCTAATCTACGAAGTTAAAAATATGGATAATATGTATGTGGACATGGTCTATGCCAAACAACTGCCCACTATGGGCAACGAAATGCGAGATAAAATTTCGGCTATTAGAAAACAGTTGGATTTAAAAATAAAATTAGTGGCGCCAACATAAGAGTGGCCACTTTTAAAATTTTTTAAAAAACTCCCCATAAATATAGGATGATTATTCAAGGACGTTCGTTTAATGGAACTTAAAAATACTTATTATTATTTTAAATCGGCCTTAACCCCAGAAATTTGTCAAAAAATTATTGAGTTAGGGAAAGCAAAAATTGAAGCAGATAAAGCAGCAGGATTCAGTACAAATGCTTATACATTCGGAGAAACTCAAAAAGGATCCCCTGGAGTAACAAAGCCGCAGGGAGAATTTTCGCGTCAAGAATTAAAAAAAGAAGGCGTCAATACCAAAGAACTTTATGTTAGAGATAGCGAAACCGCTTGGTTAGACGACGAATGGTTATATGACACTATTCATCCTTTTATACACGAAGCAAATAAAAATGCTGGCTGGAATTGGCAATGGGATTTCTCTGAACCTTTTCAATTTACTGTATATAATCCTGGACAATTTTATTCTTGGCATAAAGATGGAGACAGTGATCAATTTGGAATCTTTAGAAGGTATATTCACGGAATAACGCAGTTACCTCTCAAGCCGGATGGGAAACTACCAGGAAAATACACTACAAATAATAATATGGTTGGAAAAGTCAGAAAGATTAGCTTGACTATTAATCTTAATGAACCAGGCGATTATGATGGCGGTAATTTAAAATTTGACTTTGGATCTCATGTTGACGGTGATCAATATCACGAATGCGTAGAAATACGACCGCAAGGAAGCATTGTTGTGTTTCCCGGATTTGTTAATCATTGTGTAACTCCTGTAACAAGAGGAACTAGATACAGTTTGGTATTATGGAGCTTAGGAAAACCATGGAAATGATAGACAAAAACACACAAGACATTCAAGAATATTTTAAAAATCACAAATATGTAGTTGTTCGTAATTTTCTAGATCCCAATATTGTTGGCCTTGTTTATCAATATTGTCTTGCTAAAGTTCAACAAATCGATTTTAAAACTACATTTGACTTAGAAAATTACAACGCCGACTGGGATGGAACTTTTGGAGATTCTCAAGCTCCTAGCAGTTATAGTGCATACGGCGATGTATTAATGGATACCTTACTTGCTACTGCTCGGCCTATGATTGAAAAATATACTGGGCTGAATTTGATTCCAACATATAGCTATTGGAGATTATATCAATTAGGGGAAGAATTAGTTCGCCATAGAGATCGGCCAAGCTGTGAGATTAGTGCTACACTGTGTCTCGGATATAACAATAGTAATATAGATCAAGAAAAAGATCCAGATTATAATTGGGATATTTGGGTTGAAACTACACAAATACCTGGACAAGATTCTGCTCCTATTTCATTACAACCTGGCGATTTAATTGTATATCGCGGGTGTGAAGTTGATCATTGGAGAGAAAAATTTAAAGGTCTGTGCCATGCTCAAACATTTTTACATTATAATGATGCAACCGGCCCGTATCAAAACATGTATGATGGTCGTCCTATTATTGGTATCCCAAAGACTTTTCAACGACTATAAATGATCGATAGTGAAGATATTAATATCTACGATGATTGTATATCAATGGAAATGCAGAATCAAATTGAACAACTATTAACAGATTCTAATTTTCCATGGTATCTTTCTAACACGCCAAACAACTATACCGTCGATCCAACATCTCATAGTTCTTTAAAATCTACCAATTTAAAAATTAAAGATCATATTCAGTTAGTTCATACAGTTATAGTCGAGGGTGAAATAAAATCTCCGCATTTTTCAATTATAAATTCTTTATTTGAACAACTTGTAAATAAATCTCATATAGAAATTGAAGGATTTTATCGAATAAAATGTAATCTTCAACCTCAAAAAAATCACAATAATGTAGAATTTTATAATACACCGCATATTGATTCCAATCAGAAACACAAAGTTGCGATTTATTATGTAAACAATTCAGACGGAGATACTACTTTTTTTAAAGAGCTAAACGGTGAATATAAAATTATTAAAACAGTAGAACCTAAGAAAGGTAGATTTGTTGTATTTGATGGTAAGTATTATCATTCCGGGCGTCATCCTAATAATCACGATACCCGATTAGTAATTAATTTTAATTTTATTTAGGAGTAGTTATGTCAGAAAATTTAATTCCAACATTTGATTATGGCAGTATTAATGAAGACCATAAAAAAGCAGCAGAAGAAATTGCGGGATTTGTAAAAAGTTTCGGTCAAGATAATTTAGCCGAACTTATTAAACAGCGATTTAAAGTTCAAGAACCCAAAAGATATGATCTATCACAAAGTAAATTCTTTCAGGCCTGCCAGGCTGCAGGAATTTATTGTGCTGTACAAGGTTGGGTTCAGGTAGGAACCGATATCGATAATGTACATTATCCATTAATTGGCGTGTCTGAAGATGTTAGAAAATTGGATACTCTTGTAGAACACATAAAAAACAACAGTTAATATAATGCACCCGTATTCGGATTTTTTATTTTGTAAAAATAATTTTTTTGCAGATCCGGATACGGTTTTAGAACTAGCTGATTCATTAGAATATACTGTAACTAGTAAATCTTTTCCCGGAGTTCGTACAGAAAATATTGCTACATCAAAAAACTCAATGTGTTTAAATTTTGCCAACGATTTTATAGAATCTCTTGTTACGCAAATTTATAAAGACATTGTGTCTATGACCATTGACATACGCTTTCATAGATACCCACTGTATTCTCAAAATATTAACGATCCGTTTAACCAAGGTTGGGTACATGTCGATCACGAATTGCTAGCAGGAGTATGCTATCTTAATAAGGGAATAGCTAATTTTTCTGCCGGAACATCTTTTTATGCACCCAAGACATCTGATATTCCAGATGTAGCAGCTATTAGAGAAGATTTTAATAAAAATTTACCTATTGATCAAACTGTGTATTCTGACGCAGTCACGTCGCATAATTCTTTATTTGAAAAAACTTTAACTATTGGTAATATGTATAATCGATTAGTGACTTATGATTCTAAAATTTTTCATAAGCCCGATAACTTTTTTATTGGCAATGCTGAACCTAGAACTACCTTACTGTTTGTTATTAGCGATTATGTATGTAAAAAACAATCATGAATAACTTTATTAATCTAACAATGATTTCAGAAACAGTATGCGATGATCTGATTTCTCTGCATTTAACGTCAATGAAAAGTTCAGGAACTATTGCAACTCCTGGATTAGATAATCAATCAAATCATAATAGTAAAAATAGTATCGAATCAATTCATAGTCCGACCAGCGAGAAATTAATTCCGTATTTCAAAGAACTTCAACAATCGTTAGATGCTTATATTAAGTTATACCCTTTTTGTAATAATTACGGACCGTTTTCTATAATTGAAAATGTTAAGATACAAGAATATAATCCCGGTGGCGGATATTTGGATTTTCACACCGAACGTGGGTCATGCCAGTACCCTAATAGTTCGAGACATCTTGTTTTTATGACGTATTTAAATTCTATCAAAGTAGGTGGCGGGACAAAATTTTTTCATCAGAATACTGAAACTGTGGCTACGAAAGGATTAACAGTAATTTGGCCAGCGGATTGGACACATACTCATAGAGGAATAAAAGCACCCGAAGAAACCAAATATATTATCACAGGGTGGTATAACTTTATTAAATAGGGTATGAACAAAATAAACTCGATAGCAATTGCAGGTGGCGGAACCGCGGGATTTGTCTCTGCATTAATTCTTAAAACTCGATTTCCAAAAATAAAAATAGATATTATACAATCTAATAAAATTGGAATAGTCGGAGTCGGCGAAGGAAGTACTGAGCACTGGAACGAGTTTTTAAAATTTATGGGCATCGATGTTTATACTTTAATTAAAGAAACAGATGCTACCTGTAAATTAGGTATTATGTTCGAAGGCTGGTCCGAAAAGCCTTATTTTCATAGCGTTCAAAAAGAATTTACACAATCAATAAGTCAATATCCTTATCTATATGGCAAACTAATCGGCGACGGTGTGGACTCGTCAGATATTTCTTTAAAGTGTTACTGGGAAAATAAAGTAGATACTTGGTTTGTTGACAATCCAAAAGAGTGCCCGTCAGTACAGTTTCATTTTAACACTCGAAAGCTCAACGAATTTTTAACTAATAAAGCAATGTCGATAGGTATAGGTATCATAGATGACGAGATATTAGATGTAAATCTCAATAACAGCGGCGGCATAGATAATCTCGTTGGAGAATATAACCAGTACAAATATGACTTCTACATCGACAGCACTGGATTTAAAAGAATTTTGATTTCTAAACTTGGAGCAAAATGGCAATCTTATAGTAAATTCTTAAAAGCAAATTCGGCGATTGCGTTTCAAACACCCGATACAGACAATTATAATATTTGGACTTTGGCAAAAACTATGAAGGCTGGGTGGTTATTTCGATTACCGGTTTGGGGTAGACATGGCAATGGTTACATTTTTAACAGCGACTATATTTCTGAGGAAGAAGCAAAAATAGAAGTAGAAAAATATTTTGGTCATAACATTGAAATAAACAAAACTTTTAAATTTGATCCGGGTGCATTGGACAAAGTATGGATTAAAAATTGCTGTGCTATTGGACTAAGTGCTAGCTTTGTAGAGCCAATGGAGGCGTCGAGCATTGGAACTTCTATACAACAATCATTTTTATTAATGCATCGATTAGCTAACTATGACGATTTAACTATCGAACGATACAACAAATCAGTTAATACTATTTTAGATAATATTAGAGATTTTGTGGCGTTGCACTATATCACTAATAAAAAAGACACTGAGTTTTGGAAGGATGTGGCTGAAATGCCGATTCCGGATACTCTTGCCGATCGATTAGAAATATGGAAACATAAATTACCGATAGGGGAAGATTTTAATAGTCAGAGTGATTATTCTTTGTTTAAAGAACATAATTTTACAATGGTGTTGCACGGCCTTGGATTATTTAATTCTGATAGTATTAAAAAAGAATATAATGCTTTAGAAAGTTCATTACACGATCACGCAGATAAATTATTAACCAATATTCGGCACTACGAAAAAACTATGCCGTCAATTACCCATAAAGAATACATCAAAAAAATAAGAGAATCGAAATGAATAAAGAACTAACTTCTTACGTTAAAATCTTTAACAATGTAATACCCGATTCTTTAAGTGATGCAAGTTTAGAATCGTTGAAGACTATTAAATTTAGTAAACACGAATTTGTAAATTATCATGAAAATAAAATAAGTCAGGTAGGCGATCCGGAAACATACAGTCCTCATTTAGATAATAATGCATTTTTTAATAGAGATTGTTACAAAGAATTAATGGAAACTGTTTACATATGCCTAAAAAAATATTTTAGTGATACCGCTAATTTTTCATGGTATAATAGTTGGAACGGATATACACCTATTAAATTTAACAAATACGAAGTCGGAACACAGATGGTTAATCACTGTGATCATATTTCTGATATTTTTGACGGAACAATAAAGGGAATCCCTGTATTATCTATTATAGGTTTGTTGAATAATGATTATGAAGGCGGCGAGTTAGTATTATTTGAGGATATAACGTACACATTAAACAAAGGAGACATAATTATTTTTCCTAGTATATTTCTATATCCTCACAAAATTACTCCGATAACTAAAGGAACAAGACACAGTTTTGTGTCTTGGGTGTTTTAAATGAAAGATATTAAAAAAATTGTAGTAGTTGGTGGCGGCACAGCCGGAATGGTTTCTGCACTAATTCTTAAATCTAGATTTCCCTCGATGCAGATAGATATTATTTGTTCCAAGAAAATTGGCATTATTGGAGTAGGTGAAGGAAGTACTGAACATTGGAAAGAATTCATGGATATTGTGGGTTTAGATCAGTACGAGATGATAACCGAAACTGGTGCTACATACAAAGCAGGTACAATGTTTAAAGACTGGGGAGTTCCGGATTTTATGCATAGTATTCAAACAGGATATGATCAACAATCGGCACAATACCCATTAATCTATGGAAGACAAATTAGTCAAGGACTCGATTCTAAGCACATGTCTAGTACCAGATATTGGGAAAGTAAAATTAACACATGGTTTATTGCCAGACCAAACGAATTTCCTACTAATCAATTCCACTTCAACACATTTGGATTAAACTCGTATCTAACAAAAATAGCCCATCGTAAAGGTATTACTATCATCGACGATGAAATTCTAGATGTTGCTATCAATGAAGATGGAGAAATTTCTACGTTAACCGGAGAAAAATCAAAATATGAATATGATTTTTATATTGATAGCACTGGATTTAAAAAAGTATTGATTTCTAAACTAGGTGCAAAGTGGGTAAGCTACAGTAAGTATCTAAAAACAAATGCTACTATGGTTTTTCAAACACCCGATACTAACGAATACAACTCGTATACTACAAGCAAAGCGATGAAACACGGTTGGATGTTCAGAACTCCGGTGTGGGGAAGATGGGGCAACGGATATATTTTTAATGATCAGCACGTATCGGAAGAAGATGCTAAAAAAGAAGCCGAAGAATATATTGGTCACGAAGTTGAAATTGGCAAAGTTATTAAATTTGATCCAGGTAGAATTGACCGTGTATGGATTAAAAATTGCTGTGCTATTGGACTAAGTGCGAGTTTTGTTGAGCCTATAGAGGCATCGAGTATTGGTACCACCATACAGCAGACTTTTATGTTGATGCATCGATTAATTAATTATAATGACGCAGTTGTTAATCAGTATAATAAATCTGTTACAGAACTTCTTGAAAACATTAGAGACTTTGTAGTATTGCATTTTATTTGTAAAAGAAGAGATACAGAGTTTTGGAAAGAAGTGGCGAATTTACCGTTGCCTGAATCTCTAGAAGAAAATCTTAAAATTTGGAAACATCATTTACCAATTAGGGAAGATTTTACAGGTAAAACTCACTATCAATTATTTAAAGACATGCATTTCCTCATGATATTGCACGGTCTCGAATTGTTTGATATATCGTCGATTAAACATGAATATGACATGCTCAGTGAAAAAAATCACAAATATGCCGACTATGCATTTGAATTAAATCACGTAAAGTTTTTAAATGAAACTGTTGGGATTTCTCATAAAAAAATGTTGGAACTAGTGCGTGGTGGTGTTAGATGATTCAAATTATAGAAAATATTATACCGAAAGATCTACAAGATTATCTTGAAAAAATAGCCACTACAGAGATGCCGTATTTTTATTATGAAAATATTAGCGGATTTAACGGGGAAGTTTACGATAAGAGATTTTTTAAAACTGGAGGATTTTCTCATGTTGCATATCGTGACGGAAAAGCCAACTCTGTATACTACGAAGAACAGTTAGGCTTGAAGCATCTAGTTAATGATATTGCTGAAAAGTTTAATGTTAAAATTGAAGAGTTATTAAGAATAAAACTAAGCATAACTACACCTGTGCCAGGATATCAACCCGATAACTTTAACGGACCTCATGTAGATATACCAGATCCACATCATGTATTATTATATTATATTAATGATTCAGATGGAGACACTATATTTTTTGAAACTCCAACTGATCTAACAAAAGAAAATTTAAAAATAATCCGTCGAGTAACACCTAAAAAAGGATCTTGTGTATTATTCGACGGATCTATATATCACACACAATCTAATCCAGTAAATACCTGTCTTAGAGTGAATATGAATGTTAATGTTATTTTAAAAAAATAAATTATTCAAGTTCACCAATTTTACTTCTCATATCTTCATCTGTTTCAAAATCTGCGATTCCGTTGGTATGAAAACAGGCTAGATTTAAATCGCTGTTAAATTCTACCGAAAATGCTAATCCAGGATTTAACTGATTCCATTTTAAATATAAATTTGGAATAGTATCATTCCATGTATAAATTTTAAAACGTTTGTACATTTCTTTAATTTCTGCTGTAGATTTCATAAAGGTCCTTTTTCTGTCCATCTAACAATTACAATTCCGTCTCCACCAGTGCCGCCGGCTGGATTGTTGTTACTAAAACAGCCGCCTCCGCCACCTGTGCCCGGAACACCTGGTTGTGCGTGGCCGCCTCCGCGTCCGCCGCCTCCTAATCCACCCTGACCGCCATGTGTTTGTCCTGCATGACTGCCACCGCCACCGCCACCGGCATACCATCTTGCTTCACCGGTAATCCAACTTACTCGACCAATTCCGCCGTTTCCATTGTGTGTTGGATCAAAACTTGGCTGTCCTGCGGCGCCTGCACCACCTCCGCCCCCACCTGCATGTGGTGGATTAGTACCAGGAAAAGGCCCAGTACCACCAACAGTAGTTGGACCATTAGATGCTCCGCCGCCTGGATATCCTTGATAATAATCACTATTGTTGTCCCAGCGACGGCCTGTTCCAGAAATGTTACCTGGATTGTGACTGCCGCCTCCTCCAGATCCGCCCGGTAGTACTGGACTATTTCCGTCGCTGACTCCACCACCACCGCCTATTGCAGTTAGGTATCCGAATGATGAAGGGCCACCCTGTCCTCCGGGATTGCCATGAGGATTAGGGCCCGTATTGCCTGGGCCACCTGCACCTACAGTTAGCGGAACTGATCCGCCCGGAGTTACAGGATAGTAATACTGTTCAATCATTCCGCCAGCACCGCCGCCACCTCCGTGTCTATTGGCGCCACCGCCGCCACCGGCAATTACCAATACCTGCACAAAATCAACACCCACTGGCACTGTAAATGTGTAACTACCCGGATCTCTAAAACTAACCGCGGTAAACTTTCCGTCTTTTCTTTGGACTGCTGCTGCCCAGGCCGATCCTGTCCAAGTTTCTAATACACCTAGCTCAGTGTTAAATCGTACCATGCCTGTTACAGGACTACCTGGTCGCTCGGAGGTATTTCCAGCTGGTAACTCTAGAAAACTATTACCCGCAATATCTGTATTCTGAAGTGTAGCCATTGTTTTTAAATTTCCTTAGTTTTTGGAATATGCTATTATTTATCTATTTTACGCTTCTATTTATTTCAGAAATATGTAAAGAAAATCTTGTTTGAAATAAGTATGTTTATGAACAATACCAACACTTTTAATTTTGAAATAACCGAAGATTTTATCGGAGTTTTTAACAATGCATTTCCGGAAGAAATGTGTGACAAATACATTGAATACTATAAAGAACTAGAAGCAAACAATCTAGTCCGTACTAGAGATTCTAATGCAAAAATACCAAAACATATGATAGCTGATACATCCCACGATTTAATAACAGGGTCGTGGACCAAAGATGTAAGAATACACTATGTAAATCATGATTTTACCGCATGTTTTTGGGCATTTTGTTATACAGAATATGCTAAAAAATACAGCATTCTGTCAGAGTTCGGCGAACATAAAATTTACGATATAAAAATTCAAAAAACTGACCCCGGTGAAGGCTATCACCGATGGCATACTGAAGCGGCCGAACGCCAATCTTGCACAAGACTGTTTGCATTTATGCTGTACCTCAACGACATCGATGACGGCGGAGAAACAGAGTTTTTGTATCTTAAAAAGAGATTTAAACCTACGAAAAATCAATTACTGTTGTGGCCAGCTGGATTTACTCATACCCATAGAGGAAATCCTCCGTTAACTGAATCTAAATATGTTATCACTGGGTGGATTGAGTTTTAATGATTATTGATCATTGTTTTATGTCGCCTATTGCGGCTGAAGATTTAACCTCTATTGATAATTCTGCTATTTGCAAATATGCTGTTAAATTAAAAAGTCAATCATCAGGTCGACTTTGTAGCAATGTCAAAGGGTGGCAGAGTGAAGACATTGATTTTGCTAATACACATCCTGAAATTTTAAAACTTTACAACGAAATTTTAGAAAGAACTAAATTTCTTCATGAGACATTTAGATTAAAGATTCCAGCAGAAATAAAGATTATGAATATGTGGATTAATATAAATTCTTTAGGAAGTTTTAATCGACCGCACATACATCAAAACAGTGTATTTTCTGGTGTGTACTATGTTTCCACTTCAGGCAATGATGGCAATATTGTGTTTCAACATCCTGCTATTAATCATCAATATCATCTAACTCCGAATCATGTTGGAGAATATAATAATTTTACTTCTGCTAGATTTAGTGTGGTTCCAAACCCTGGAAAACTAGTAATATTTCCAGCCTGGTTACAACACTATGTTGAACCAAACACTCAAGACACTGATAGAATTTCAATTTCTTTTAATACAAATTTTAATACTACGTTATCATAAATGAAAAAAACAGTTTATACTTTATCAGTGGACAATTATCGTACTGACATAACATCAATTACTTTTCCGGCAATGCAAGCGTGGGCAGATAAAATTGGTGCTGATTTTCATATTATTTCAGAAAGAAAATTTCCTAATTATCCTGCACCTTGTGAAAAATTACAAATATACAACCTTAGTGCGATTCACAACAACGACTGGAACATATTTTTAGATGCTGACTGTTTAGTACATCCTGATTTTTTTGATCCGACAGCACTTTTACAAAAAGATACAGTGATGTTTGCAGCTTTTGATCTTGCTCCTGTTAGATTCAAAACCAACGAATGGTTTCAGCGTGACGGTAGACACATCGGAATTGGTAATTGGTTTGCTGTTGCTTCAAACTGGTGTCGAGACTTATGGAGACCGTTAGAAGAATCTCCAGAGGAACTGGTTAAAAATATTAAAGTTACTAACTGGGAAAAAAGTAAAGGCATGGATAACATGCACTTGTTAGACGATTATACACTTAGCTGTAATATTTCGAAGTACGGATTAAAAACAAAAAGTTTATCATCAATTTTTAATGAGTATTCAAACAAACCAGATCGTTATCAATTAACTTCGCCCGAAGATTATCTATTTCACGATTATGGAATTCCTCATAATCAACGGGCTGCAGTTTTATCAAAAATTGCTAGTGGTTGGATTTCAACTAATAATTAAATCTTAAAAACGAACAATAACAACACCGGATCCACCCGGAGCTCCGTTATTAGTTCCACCACCGCCACCGCCACCGGTATTGGCTGTTCCAGGCATCCAAGGTTGTGCTTCTGCCGGTTGAGCGTTTTGTGATCCTCTTCCGCCGCCACCTCTTCCGCCGTATGTTGATAGAGTTCCTTGGTCGTTAGTACCACCACCACCTCCACCGTAGAATGCTGTTGATCCGGATATAGTACTAGCTATACCATCACCACCGTCTCCCCATCCTGTATGTCCTCTAGCAGGATGACCCGGTTCTCCGGCCCCACCACCACCGCCTCCACGACCGTATAACGGTGCGTTACCGGCAGCAGATCTTCCGCCTGGATTTCCATAATTTCTAGCATATTGATTTGAAACAGTTGGTTGGTTGCCAGCACCATTACCGTCAAAATCCCAGGACCCTGGCGATGAACCTGCACCGCCACCTGAGCCTCCGCCTTGTCCAGCATTACCAGCCCAGGATCCGCCACCGCCACCGCCAATTGCAGTTAGTGGTCCAAACGAAGAGTTGCCGCCTGGTTGGCCATGACCTGATGTGCCTGGCCAAGGAGAACCCTGTCCTCCTCCGCCGACTGTTACTGGTATGGCACTTCCTGGACTTACAGGGAAATCGAATGCTTCAACAACTCCGCCTCCGCCACCGCCTCCACCAACGTCTTGCCCACCACCACCACCTCCAGCAACAACTAAAACATCAACTATTTGTACACCTGTTGGTACATTAAATGTGCCAGAAGAATTGAAAGTTTGAATTAATTTATTAACTGGAATCCATCTTCCTTCTTGTCTTATTTCTAATCGAGCTAATGTTGAGTTATATCGAGTTGAACCTACTGAAGATCCACCTATTTCTGTATTGTAACGTAAAATTACAACTCCAGGACCACCATTACCGCCAGTCCCAGTTCCACTGCCACCACCACCCCCGCCAGTATTAGCTGCTCCTGCTACGCCAGTTTCACCAGCATTGCCGCCACCTCCGCGGCCACCTGCGCCGCTTCGTCCACTACCAGAAGCTACTGGACTGCCTGAACCTTGTGGAGGTCCGTAGCCAGTAATATCTCTTCGAAACCCACCACCGCCGCCGGCATAAAAAGTTGCTGTACCCGAAATGTCAAATAACAATCCGGTACCGCCATCATAACTTGGTGTTTCACCATGGTGTCTTCCTGCTGCACCTGCCCCACCACCGCCAGTACCACCGTCGTTGTTCCAACTTACTGTATTGCCGCCGGGGTATCCGTATCCACCGCTGGCGCTGGTTGATTGCAACCCTGTTCCACCTAGCATATTTGGATTGTCTGCTGATCCACCACCAGATCCTCCAGGAATTCCAGGACTGTCGTCTCCGCCACCGTTACCGCCACCTAATGCAATCAACGTATCAAAACTTGAATTACCGCCTTTATGTGAAGCATTATCTACTGGAAAACGTTGTGGATTAGTGTTTCCAGCCCCTACTGATATACTGTATGTTGTATTTGGAACTACTGTATATTTTGGTCTGTAGATTAGCCCGCCTGCGCCACCTCCTGCTGCGTTTGATGTGCCACCAGCTCCACCTCCTGCAACTACTAGCACTTCTACAGATGTTATACCTGTAGGACAGGTCCAAGTAGTTGAACCAGTACTAGTAAATGAAACTATAGTGTCGGCTGGCCGTTGGCCTTCAGTTCCAGACGATGGAGTTATAGCTCCGGTTCCTGCAACAAGCGTATTTTGTAATTTTGCCATTTTAATCCTCTAAAAACGGAAATATTGATTTATTCAACTATTTATGTCAAAGAACTGTTCAGTTTATGTGTTTTTTTTGTGTGAATAAAGTGCTCGGTTAAATACTTGATGACAAATATCGTTGGAATTAGTAGAGTACATAACTCTGCGGTAACTCTGTTAAAGAACGGAAAAATTGAATTTCATATCGAAAATGAAAGGTTTTCTAACATTAAATTTGACGGATTTCCATTTCAATCACTATCTCAAATTCCTCAATATGTTAAAAATATCGAATATATCGGAATAGCTGGGGTTGGAAAAACTGTTCCTGCAGAATCTTTCATTGAGCAAGATGTTTATAGCACATTTATCAGACATCTAGATAAGTCATTCTTTAATAGTCAACAACAAATAGTTGATTTTTGGGAAGAGCACCATTTGATGCATGCGGCCTGTGCATTTTACAATTCGGGATTTTCTGAAGCGTTGTGTATTATCGAAGATGGCATGGGATCAGAATTTTATATCAGTGATGATAGATTTTTACCTGGGTCGTATGGACGAGAGAAATTTTCAGCATTTACAGCCACTTATCCTTGTAATTTTGAATTAGTAGAAAAAGAAGTTCTAGTTCCTTTTGTGTGTAACACCAGCTTAAATGATAAAATTCGAATTGTTGATTTTATAAGCCCAGCATTAGCTTTTCAAAAAACAGCATTACATTTTGGATTTCATGAACTAGATGCTGGAAAAGTGATGGGCATGGCATCATATGGTGTTGAAGATTTAAATATTCCTCCTATTATTATAGACGGAATTATTAATAAAGATTTATTCACAGTACATAGTTCAGATCTTAGAAAAGTATACCTAAACACTAAAAATTATCCATATTTAGATACAACAGATTTTCAAATACAGGCAAATTTTGCTAGAGCTTTGCAGTTGGAGACACAACAATATGTTAAAGAAAAAATCCTAAGATTAATTAGTACAACTAATCAGAAAAATTTATGTTTGTCTGGTGGATTTTTTCTAAACTGTGTAGCTAATTATGAATATCTAAAAGACCTACCTACAGATATTAACATTTATATAGAACCTATTTCAAGCGATGCAGGAACAGCGTTAGGTGCTGCCAAGTATATATGGCACAGCACTACTAATGACTGTACTATTAGAAAACAAAATTCAATATACTACGGGCCGACTAAATCTTATTCCGCTGACGAAATAAAGAAAATAGCTAAAAATAATACTATTCAAACCGTGAATTATAAAAGTGTTGCTGAATTATTATCTCAAAAAAATATAGTTGCAATTTTTCAGGGTCAGAGCGAAGCAGGCCCAAGAGCACTAGGAAATAGAAGCATTTTATATGATCCTCGAGATCCAGACGGCAAAGATTATGTTAATCGTGTTAAGCAAAGAGAATGGTTTAGACCATTTGCTGGCAGTATTTTGTTAGAAGACGTTAATCAATGGTTTGATTTACGAGGATTAGATAGTAGTCCATTTATGATGTTTGCCGTAGATGTACTGGATAATAAAAAAAATCTCATTCCTAGTATTATACATGTTGACGGAACTTGTAGAATACAAACCGTGGATCAAAAACAAAACAGTCATTACTATCAGTTAATACAATCATTTAAAGAGCTAACAGGCATTCCAATATTATTCAACACTTCATTTAATCTTGCAGGTGATTGTATTGTAGAAACTATTGAACAGGCAATGGATACTCTAAATAATTCTGAAATAAACTTTTTATATCTTCCAGAATTTAATTTATTAATAGGAAAATAATATGTCTTTTAAAGAACAAGGTTATGAAATTATTAAAAATGCCATATCTAAGGATGTGTGCAAACTACTGGCAGAAGAATTTAGAATTGCCAGAGAAATAGCCTTAGATTATAATAAACATAATCCAACATATAAAGGACCTGATGCATTGAATCCTCGATTTCCTTTTGGGGACGAAATGGTTCAAAAATCATTTTCTTGGTATTCTCCGTTGTGTTTTGAAGCACTGTCAAACAGTTTAATAAAATCTGCAGTTGAAAATGTAATAGGAGAAGAGGTATATCCTACATACTCTTATGCAAGAATTTATTATCAAGGTGCCGAGATGAAAAAACATACAGATCGATCTAGCAGTGAATTCTCAGTATCTTGCTGTATTTCTGTAGATCCTGGTTGCCCTAATTGGTTTTTAGAAATAGAAAATCGAGATAAGAATATTATCACAGTTGAACAAGAGCCAGGAGATGCTATAATGTATATGGGCAATGAACTAGCTCATTGGCGTAAACCCTATTTAGGAAAAGAACAAATCAATGCATTTATGTTCTATGTAAAGAAAAACGGAAAAAAACAAGAACTTAAATATGACACTAGGCCAATGTTAGGCCTAGGTCCTCAAAGTCGAACAATGACTTCTGAGCAGCAGTGGGAGAAGTATCCCTCCCACCCTGCAGATCAATAACGAACTATAATAATTCCAGGGCCGCCAGCGCCACCAAATCCGCCTTCAGATGACGGTGAACCGGGATAGCTATATCCTTGTGGGTTTCCAGCGCCACCACCACCACCGCCACCAGTTCCGAATTGTCCAGATGCTCCGTCTTGTCCGCTTCGGTCTCCAAACGCATAACCACCAACACCTCCACCACCTGATCCGCCAGCTCCGCCCGCTGCGTTGCCAGGGCCACCGCCACCACCGCCACCACCGCCGGCATATATCACAGGAGATCCGGTGATAGAACTTGCTCGGCCGGCACCGCCAGGAGCAACGTTTCCGTTACCGCCTTGACCCCCAATGCCACCTGCACCGCCACCACCCGAACCAGTATATGTAGCAACAAGTGGGTTATTACCGCCGCGGAAACCGTAACCAAAAGTGCCGGACATTCCTGGTATGTTTGGTTGCACTCCGGCTCCACCGTTTGTAGCTGGTCCAGGGGTTCCACCACCGCCAGCTCCACCGCCTGATCCGCCAGCTCCGCCGTTAGCTGAAGGGCCACCAGGGCCGCAGCCGCCAAAGCCGCCGCCGATAGCAATTAAGTCACCAAACTGACTTGGTTGACCTTGTTGACCAACTTGCTGTCTATTATTTTCAAGCATTTGGCGTCCACCCATACCCACGTGCAGTCTAATTTGACTGCCTGGAATAACTGGATAGTTGAATACTTCAACCATGCCGCCAGCGCCACCACCACCACCGCCGTCTGTTCCGCCGTTGCCGCCCCCGCCGGGATTGCCAACTGTGTGGAAACCACCACTGTTTCGACTACCGCCTGACCCACCACCTGCAACAACCAATACATCAACGTTGTTAATTCCAAGCGGTACGTTAAACACTGCCGAGCCGGCGGAGTAAGTAACTACTGTTCTAATTACAGGTTTCCATCTGGTTCCGTCGTAGATTTCTTGAAAGTTACCATCAGTATTATAACGAGTCATTCCAGCAACAGGAGTAACTACGGCTGGAGGGGTATATCTAACAATAACTAATCCTGGGCCACCCCAACCACCAAAATCTGTTGGCTGGTAATGGCTGTTATTTCCGCCTCCTCCGCCTCCGGTATTTCTTTGTCCAGGCATTCCTGAACCTTTTTTCATTTGAAAATGTGCTAATCCAGAATCGGGACTGTTTCTACTTGTGGGCATCCCTCCAGTCATTTCTGTTTCAACAGACGTATAATAATCTGATTGGCCTGAATGTCCGCCACCACCTAGGCCACCTGTGCCGCCACTGCGCCAAGGTTCATAAGTACCACCACCACCACCACCTGCATAATATGTTGACACTCCGGTGATAGAACTTTGACGGCCAATGCCACCGTCGCCGCCTTTGGTAGTTGTTCCATTTTGTCCAGCTGCGCCGGCTCCACCACCACCACCAGATCCGTATGATGGATTATTTGCACCACTGCCGCCTGCATTTCCGTAACCTGTACCGCCTACTGCTGGAAAACTTGTTTGGCTTGCGCTTGCTCCGGCTGTGGGCTGTGAACTTCCGCCGCCTGATCCGCCTGGCAATCCAGCACCACTACCGGGTGTATTCCAAGATCCACCACCCCCACCACCAAATGCAGTAATTACACCAAACACAGAATTTCCGCCAGGAGCTCCTTTGGTATCGTTGCCTGGGCCTATTGCTCCTGAACCGTTTCTTCCAGATCCGCCAGCTCCAACTGTAACTGAAACAGTGCCTCCTGGGCTAACCGGATATGCTGGGGCTTCTACCATTCCACCGGCACCACCACCGCCACCACCAATGTGTGATTGACCACCACCACCACCACCGCCGATTACTAGAACATGTACTGAACTTACACCTGTTGGTACACTCCAGTTAGTTGTTCCTACTTCGGTAAAGTATGTTATAACATCGCCGGGTCTTTCATCAGATGTCCCAGACGGTAATTTAAGATAACCTGAAGACCCAAGTGTTAGACTTTGTAAATTTGCCATCAATTACCCTTTTAATTTTTCTATATCTTGCTTGAGAGTTTTAATCGATTCAAGTAAATATGCAGTTAATTTAGTATACTTAATACCATGTGGCTTACCGTTAGCATCTAGACTAACTAAGTCTGGAATAATTTTATATACTTGTTCCGCGATTAGACCTGCTTCGTGTTCTTTGCTGTCTTTACGATCATATGTAACACCTGCTAGTTGCATAACTAATTCTAGAGCGTTATCGATAGGATTAATATTTTCTTTAAATGCAATACTAGATGTTTCAACAATACTAGCAGCAGTCATTTGACCACTGATTCCTACACCGCCAGTTACAACTAAAGTTCCTGTTGTAGTTGACGAAGATGCAACACCATCGGTCATTAACACACTTGCTGTGGCTTTAGTAGATGAACTTGTTCCTCGAATAGTAACTGTTCCACTGTTTGCTGTGCCGCCTATTACGTTGGCAAAACTACCAATAGTAGAAGTAAGTTGCCCTGTACTAGGAACAAAAGATAAATTAGATCTAGCTAAAGGTGTTAAGGTAGTTGGAACTGATCCACCGTCAGTACCAAATAACGGATAATGCACTGTAGCAGTAGATCCCGAATCACTTACAGGTATTCCTGATGCAGCACTAGACCATGATAAGTTACCGCTAGTATCTGATGATAGAAAGAAGCCACTAGTTCCTGTTACTGCTGAAGGCCAAGTAAGTGTATAATTTGCAGCCATACTTGCTGCTGCCTGAAGAGCAATATAATTAGTACCGTTACCTGACGATTCTAGTAATCTAAGATCGCCTTGGTTAGCGACACTCATGTCACCGTTAATGGTAACACTAGATTGAACTTCGACTGTTCCTGAGCCATTAGGATCCAATGTAAGATTCTGGTTGGTTTGTGTAGTTGTTAAAGTTGATGCATTAGCCTGCACATTACCAATTGTCTGTAGACCAACTTGTTGACCGCTTGTTCTTCTTCCCATGATTATCTACCTTATGCTGTTGAAGTTTCAATACCGTAAACTACTACGCTTAATGTAGGCGTTGATGTTGGGGTTTGAACAACTATTAATTTGCCAGTGTCCATTACAATACCTGTGCGCTCTAATACTCCATTCGCTACTAATGCCGAATCATACTCGATATATTCGGCTGCTGACGGTGTTGCTGAACTTGCCACAGCTATTCTTATTTGTGCTGATGCTGAGCTAGACCTATTTACAATGTTTACAGATACTACTGAAAACGTAGCTGCTGGTACTGTATATACCGTAGTATCTGAAGTTGATGTAATGTTAGCTGTACCTAATCTTCCTGTTGCCATTTTAAAATCTCCGTTTAATTATTTAAAAAGTAATTCCAAGCTACTGGGTAA